GAAGACAGAGAAGGTGCAGAAGCATTGTTCCACGAAATCGTGGTAGAAAAATCAAGAGATATTTACGAATCATTACTTGAAGATGAAGAAGTAGAAGAAACAACTGATGATGAAGTTGATGAAGCTACAGATGAAGAAGTAGATGAATCAGAAGAAGATCTAGACGAAGCAACTGATGAAGAAGTAGATGAATCAGACGAAGAAGTTGACGAAAACTTTTTTTGATGTAGCAGAAGGTGACCCAGTAGACGACATGATGGGTGACATCGAAGAGCCAGAAATGGGCGGTGACATGGATATGGAACCAGAAATGGGCGACGATGACATGGGCATGGGCGACGAAGACGGTGACGTTGAAGATCGTGTAGCAGACCTAGAAGACGAGCTAGAAGCACTGAAAGCAGAATTTGAAGCTATGATGGGCGACGAAGAAGGCGACGAAGGCGAAGGCGATATGGACATGGACATGGATATGCCAATGGACATGGATTCAGAAGAAGGCGACGACGACGACGAAGAAGAAATGGAAGCGTACGAAGCAGCCGACGAAGAAGTTGAAGAAGCAGCTGACGAAGAAGTTAAAGAAGGTGCTAAAAGCGCAGGCGAACTAATGCGTGAATATGTTGATACAGTATCTGCAACAATGGGCGACAATGGCGCCAATTCAAAATCAGTTGTAGCTGGTCCAAACAACATGGGCGGAACAAGCGCTAATATTGCAAAAGGCGATACAGCAAATGACGGTGAAGTAGGCAAAGGATCAAAAGTAAAAGGTTCTGCACTAAACGACCAAAACCCAAAAGAAGATAACGCTGGTAACGTAAACGTTCCTGGCGCTAAAGGTGCTACAAACATGAGTAGCACATCCGGCCATGGTGCCGAGAAAAAAGGTAAAGCACCTGAGCAAGATAGTTCAGCAGGCTCACCTTTAAATGGTGCTCCAAAAAGAGCAAAGTAAGGACTGAAGTATGAGACTATTAGCCGAACATTTGAGTTTTGATGCTGCTAAAATGGTTGTTGAGTCTGCCAACGAGGGCAAAGACCTTTTCATGAAAGGTATTTGTATCCAAGGTGGAGTACGCAACGCAAATCAGCGTGTTTATCCCGTAAATGAGATTGGCAGGGCTGTCACCACGCTCAACGAGCAGATTAGTGGTGGCTATTCAGTGTTAGGTGAAGTAGATCATCCAGATGGACTAAACATCAACTTAGACCGTGTAAGCCATATGATTACAGAAATGTGGATGGATGGACCAAACGGTTATGGTAAACTAAAAATTCTACCAACTCCGATGGGACAATTAGTTAAAACAATGCTAGAAAGCAGCGTTAAACTAGGCGTTTCATCGAGAGGTAGTGGTAATGTAAGCGAAAGCGGTAACGGTGAAGTATCAGATTTTGAAATTATCACTGTAGACGTTGTGGCGCAACCAAGCGCCCCAGGCGCATACCCAACACCGATATACGAACATCTTATGAATAGCAGAGGCGGTTATAGGGCGTTCCAAACATCAAGGGAAGTTCAAGGCGACAAAAAGGCACAAAAATACTTAAAAGAGAGTCTATTAGATATAATAGACAAACTCCGCTAACTAGGAGAGGATACAAAATGTTAGATGCACTAAAATCACTCTTCGAAAATTCAGCACTATCGGAAGAAGTGCGCACAGAACTAGAAGAAGCATGGAACGCAAAGGTGAAAGAAAATCGCCTACAAGCGACTGCGGAACTACGTGAAGAATTTGCTAAAAAGTATGAGCATGATAAAACAACAATGGTTGAAGCCATTGATGCTATGATGACTGAAAAACTTAGTGAAGAAATTGCAGAATTCCAAGAAGATCGCAAGCAATTAGCAGAAGCAAAAGCAAAATTTGCTATTGCACAGCGTAGAAATGCCAATCTATTGAAATCATTTGTTAGTGAACAACTAGCAACTGAAATCAAAGAACTACATTCAGATCAAAAAGCAATGGCTGATAAGTTTGTTGCTCTAGAAGAGTTTGTAGTTGAGTCACTTGCAAAAGAAATTGCAGAGTTTTACGAAGACAAAAAAGATCTTGCCGAAACAAAAGTACGCT